AAGACTTCGACTCGGCTGTTGACCTCACGAAGAAGAAGTATCGTGCGGCGTTTGCCCCAGAGCAGACGCTCAAATCTTACCTCGAAGAGGGAGAGGCGGGCTTCTTGAAGATCTTCCTTGGATTGGAAGACAAGTCTTCAGGAGTCAGTGCTCGCTACCGCAACAAAAAGAAATTAACTTTTGTTCGGGAGCACACTGAAGAAGTTGTTGACATGGCCTTGACGCGAATCATCTTGCTTGCTGCCGCAGGCGAAGATATCTACGACTTGGACCCGATTGAACAAGTTCAGTTGGGACTTGCCGACATCAAAGACCTCACGCTGAAAGGCGAAGGACACAGTCCTAAGAAGATGAGAGAGGAGAGATACCGCTTCATTTGGATCGGCAGCCTAATCGACTTGGTCGTGCAGGCTCTGCTTCACAAAGCGGACAACCAATTTCATACGGACTTGTACCAGGATGACAAGTTGCATTGCGCAGCTATTGGCTTGGGACATAGCGCATCTGGCCTTGAGAGGCTGGTGCGCGCGTTCAAGGCTGAGAACGTTGCCAAACACAACATCTCCAGTGATGCGTCAGCATTCGATTTGTCGATGCTAGGACGCATTATCCGTGAAGACGGCAAGAGGAGGTGCGAAAACAACTCGGATTCCGACGTTGGCATTTTGATCGAGAGATACGCACACATTTTGTGCTCTCACGTCGTCAACAACAACGGAGATCTTTGGATTTGCCTCAAAGACGGAGTTACGTCCAGCGGACAACTCTCGACCTCAGCGCAGAACACCTTCGGGCGTTGTGTTATGGCCGCTTTCGGCGGCTGCATTGGTTGGGTTTGTGCCGGCGATGACCTCGTCGGTGACGAGAACTTCGACGAGAAGAAGCTCCTAAAGCTTGGAGTTAGATCTCGAGACGTTGAGCATAGCTACGACGAGGCGGACTTCACATCGCACACTATCGACTGCGAGACCAACACTGCGGTGTTCGGCAACGTCGAGAAGATGCTTTGGAACCTCCACGCTAAGTGCATTGACACCAGCACCAACAAGGAGCGCTTCGGCGGTTGCCTGTACGTGTTGAGGAGCACCCCTGGCGTCTTGGAGGACTTGAACGCCATCTGCCTCAGCTACGACATTAATTGCGATGGCTACGTCCACGAGACGGACTGCGTCCGTGACTTGGAGTAGTCGCATCAAGGGGGAGGTCTCCGTGACCTGTTCCGGCTCCCCCGATGCCCAGCAGACAACACGAGCAGTGCTGTGGATGACACAGCTGTTTGGGTACACACAACCCTCGGCATTGTTCGCCCTATCGTGAGCTATTCAAGAGTCACAGGGAAATTT